GACAAGCCAAGGTCTGGTGAGGCTCAAAAGCGACCTACGACAGTGGTGGCCTCTGTATCTCGTTCTACGAGTGCAGGAAAAATTAAGCTAACTCAAACGCAAGTAGCGTTAGCGAAAAAATTTGGTTTAACCCCGCAGCAATATGCTGCACAAGTAGCGAAACTGGAGAGTTGAAATGGCTGAAACAATTGACCGTAAAAATCGTGATCTAACGACACGCGAAAAATCTGCTCGTGCTGTATACGTACCGCCGACAAACTTGCCTGATCCAACGCCTGAACCGGGCTATGTGTATCGCTGGGTAGCGACTCACGTTCTGGGACAGTCGGAAGTGACCAACGTATCGCGCAGAATGCGTGAAGGTTGGGAGCCGGTGAAGGCAGAAGACCATCCAGAATTGATGTTGCTGGGTAACGAGAAGACTGGGAATGTGGAAATTGGTGGCCTCATGCTTTGCAAGATGCTCGCCGAGAAAGCCAAAGCCCGAGACGCTTATTACGATCAGCAAGCTCAAAACCAGATGGATTCAGTTGACAATAGCTTCATGCGACAAAATGATCCGCGCATGCCGTTGTTTGCCGACCGCAAGTCGTCTTCAACGCGTGGTGGATTTGGTTCTGGTTCTAAATAAACTTAGGAGTCCTTAAATGGCATCTACCGCTTCTCCCTACGGCCTTCGTGCCGTAAACGAGTTGGGTGGCCTACCATACGCTGGTAGCACTCGCTCTTTCCTGATTGACCCAGCCGGTTACAACACGAACATTTACAATGGTTCGATCGTTACAATCAATACAAACGGCTATCTCAATATCGTCACCACAAATGGCGACAACAGCACACCGTTCCCCGCAGGTACCATCGGCGTTTTCGTCGGTTGCACTTACACGAACGCACAAGGCCAAATCATTTACTCTCAGTACTACCCTGCCAACACAGCTTCTGTGCAAGGCTCTGCTATTACTGCGTACGTGATTGATGACGACCGCGCTGTGTTCCAAGTCCAGTCCGCTGGTACTGTTGCACAAGCAGCTTTGGGTGCCAACGTGTACCTGAACGCCGTGCAGTCAACTTCCACAGGTAGCACTACCACTGGTAACTCAAACACCGCTGTTGTGGCTGGCTCTTCTGCCGCTACCACTTCTGGTTATGCGTTCCGTGTTGTCGGTTTTGCGAACGTTCCCGGATTCTCAACTGTGGGCGACGCCTACACTGACATCTTGGTCAAGTTCAATCCCGGTGCCCATTCTTACTCTAACGCCACCGGCATCTAAGGAGATATAGACCATGGCAATTTCACGCGCACAACTACTTAAAGAGTTGCTCCCCGGCCTGAACGCTTTGTTCGGTATGGAATACGCCCGTTACGGCGAAGAGCACAAAGAAATCTACGAAACAGAGAAATCTGAGCGTTCTTTTGAAGAAGAGACAAAGCTTGCTGGCTTTGGTTCTGCTCCAGTGAAGAACGAGGGCCAAGCCATTTCGTATGACAACGCTCAAGAAGCCTTCACAGCACGTTACAACCACGAGACTATCGCCCTCGGCTTCTCCATCACGGAAGAAGCTGTGGAAGATAACTTGTACGACAGCTTGTCTGCTCGTTACACGAAGTCTTTGGCCCGTGCTATGGCTTACACCAAGCAAGTTAAAGCCGCATCCGTTATCAACAACGGCTTCAGCGGTTCATACTTGGGCGGTGACGGCGTTTCTTTGTTCGGTGTTAACTCATCTAGCAGCCAAGTTGGTCACCCACTCGTTAACGGCGGTGTGAACTACAACGCTCCTACAACTGGTGTTGACTTGAACGAGACTTCATTGGAAAACGCTGTGATTCAAATCGCAGCTTGGACTGATGAGCGCGGTCTGTTGATCGCCGCCAAACCACGCAAAATGGTTATTCCTCCATCACTCATGTTCGTTGCTAAGCGTTTGCTTGACACTGAACTGCGTGTTTCTACTGCTGATAACGACATCAACGCTATCAAGCAGATGGGTGCAATCCCTGAAGGCTACACAGTTAATCACTTCTTGACCGACACAAACGGTTGGTATTTGATTACTGACGTGCCTAACGGCATGAAGCACTTCGAGCGTATCGCCTTGCAAAACAGCATGGACGGTGACTTCGATACAGGTAACGTTCGTTACAAAGCCCGTGAGCGTTATAGCTTCGGCTGGTCTGATCCTCTCGGTATGTGGGGTTCAGCAGGCGCTTAATGCGTTTGTAAAAAGGGGGCTTGTGCCCCCTTTTCTTTTGGTGTATATTGCTTTTAATCCGGGCTTATCCGGTGTTCTGACAGTCCCGGCTGACGACATGCAGACAGAACACCCCAACTTGCATGTAAGGAAAAATCATGGCACGCACGACATTCCAAGGCCCAGTACGTTCATTGGGCGGCTTTTATCAACAAGGCCCCGCTACCACTGTAGAAATTACAGCTAGCGTTACTTTAAGCCCAGACTCTTACGCTGGTCGTTTTCTTTCTGTTGGCGGCACGCTTGCTTCTAACATTGTTATTACTTTGCCAGCAATCAACACATCGGCAAACCCCACAACATCTGGCCCCGGCCAAGACCCAAGCACAGCCAACAACGAAGGCGTGACTTACACAATCTGGGTTCCCACAACTATTGCTACAAGCTCTGTCAAGATTGGCACAAACGGCACTGACAAGTTTGTTGGTTCTTTGTTGTCTGTTGACACCGACACTTCTGGCGCTATGGTTGGCTTCACAGCCGCAGCATCCAACGACTTCATTAACTTGAACGGCGGCACAACTGGTGGCGTGGCAGGTACATGGATTCAGATTACTGCAATCGCAGCCAACAAGTACATGGTGACCGGCGTTATTCTGGGCACAGGTACTGTGGCTACACCATTCGCAGATTCCTAATCAACCCAAGGGGCTTCGGCCCCGTTTTTAAAGGAGATTGATTATGACAATGCAATATGATGTAAAGGCCACGCACCTGAATGCGTCTGGCTCTGTGTTTGCCCAACCCGCGCGTATTAAAGGCTTTTCAATTTGCGCTAATGCTAGTCAGGCGGGGACACTGCTGTTGAAAGACGGCGGCTCTGGTGGCACCACACGTATTGAAATTGATATTCCTTCCAACTCAAACCCCAATTCATTCTATGTGTCGGTTCCGGGTGAAGGCGTGCGTTGCTACACAAACATTTACGCAACCCTCACAGGTATTGCGTCAGTAACGGTGTTTTATGGCTAAGTCACCAGCATGGCAACGCAAAGAGGGGAAATCCGAGAAGGGCGGCTTGAACGCCAAAGGACGGGCTTCCTACAACAAGGCAAACCCCGGCAAGCCGGGACTGAAGCGCCCTCAACCAGAGGGCGGCAAACGCCGCGACTCTTTCTGCGCCCGTATGGAAGGCATGAAGAAGAAGCTGACCGGAGAGAAGGCCAAGAAAGACCCGAACTCCCGCATAAACAAGAGCCTTCGGGCTTGGAACTGTTAATTTAAAGGAACTATCATGGGAGCTTTGCAACCATCAATGGCGCGGTATATGATTGACCAGCGTCGCGATGCAAGAACAGCAGGCCAAGCACGTCCTTCTACGTCCATGCTGAGAAGCCAGTACAACCAGACGTTTCGTCCACAACCCCAAGTTGCTCCCACAATGGCTTCACCTATGCCTCCTACTGGCGGTGGTAATTTCATGGGAGACACAAGTGTTAAAAATCTTAACACTATTGGTATGGCCGCACCTACTGGGGGTATGCTACCTGCTGGCGGTGGCGGTGTTGCCGCTCCCGGAACAGAAGGCACAGTGAATGCCCCGTTGCCCCCCGGCGCAACGTACAAGAAAGGCGGCAAAGCCACAGTCAAGAAGATGGCTTCTGGCGGCATGACGTCTAAACTGTCCCCCGCATCAAGCCGTGCTGACGGTATTGCCCAGCGCGGTAAAACTAAGTGTAAGATTTGCTGATATGACTCAACACGACACAGCTAAAGCAGTTGCCGATGGCGCAGCAGTTTTAACAACTGTTGGTGTTATGGCTACGTGGCTTCCGCCTTTGGCTTCTTTGTTCACGATCATTTACCTCGGTCTTCGTATCTGGGAGTCTGACACTGTTCGTGAAATAACTAACCGTAAGAAGGCAGACGATGCCATCGACAAGTAAAAAACAACACAACTTCATGGCAGCGATTGCGAATAACCCCGCATTTGCCAAGAAGGTTGGAGTACCGCAAAGCGTTGGGAAAGACTTTACTAACGCTGACAAAGGTAAAAAGTTTCGTTCCGGCGGCGTAAGCCGTGCGGATATTCAGAAGGTGAACAAGCCTAAAACCGATCACGGGAAAATGGCTTTTTTTAAAGAAGGTGGATCTACCATGGCTACACGTAAAAACAACGGCATCACTACTGCCAAAATGGGCTCAGTGCGCACAGCGGCTCCTAGCCGTGACGGTGTTGCTTCTAAAGGCAAAACCAAGGGCACAATGATCTCCATGTCTGGCGGTAAAGTGCTTGGCACCAAAGTTGGCGCTACCAGCGGCATGAAAAAAGGTGGCATGGCTTACGGCGGTAAGTGCTAAGATCATGATGGCCAGCCGAGGTATGGGGGATATTGCCCCCTCGAAGATGCCCAAGGGCGTTAGAAAAGCCCGGCGGGATGATACCGACTTCACGCAGTACAAAGAAGGCGGGAAGGTCAATGCGGCTGGAAATTACACAAAGCCCAGTCTTCGCAAGAAGATTGTGTCTCAGGTGAAGTCAGCGGCTACGCAAGGTACGGGTGCAGGTCAGTGGTCGGCTCGTAAGGCTCAGCTTGTTGCCAAGAAGTACAAGGCGGCAGGCGGGGGTTACCGAGATTGAAAGCACCTCAGAAATCATTGAAGGACTGGGGTGACCAAAAATGGAGAACCAAAAGTGGCAAACGCTCTTCTGACACGGGTGAAAGATACCTTCCAAGCGCTGCGATTAAAAGTCTCAGCCCTGCTGAGTACGCTGCGACGACCAAAGCAAAGCGGGCAGGAAAAGCCGCCGGAAAACAATTCGTAAAGCAACCCAAAACGATTGCAAAGAAAACGGCAGGATTTAGATGACTACTTCAGGACTCACCTCGTTTAAC